AAAAAACGAGAGTACAAGGTTGTGCAGGTAAAAAAGAGAGGCTTCTTCTCGGGACCGCTTGATGCGCCAAAACTGGAAAAGCTACTGAATGAGCATGCGGAGCAAGGCTGGATTTTCGATAAGGCTTTAAGTAGCGAGACCTTATTTCTCGAAAAGGACACGTTCTTGTTGGTTTTTTACAAAGAAGTGTGAGGCGCCTTTCCAGGTGCTTTTCTTTTTTCTGCGGGTCCTTCTGGAAAAGAGAACCTGTTGCGGGTGCTCGCGAGCCCAAACGAGGGCTAGGCATAAAAAATTTTTATTCGGATTTTCTTTCCGGTAAGGTGATGTTATGAGCACACGGCGGAAGACTGGCGATGTTGGCGAGATCATCGTCAGCACCGATGCTTTGGCCAAACTTTTCGGCTACACCCGCCAGCGTATAAACCAGCTGGCGCAGGAAGGAATTCTGGAAAAACAAGCGAATGGTCGCTGGCCGCTGATGAAAAATGTGCAGCGATTCATCGACTTTCTCAAGACCGGCCGCAAGAATCAGGACGATGACGAGCACCAGGCAATGTTTTGGGAGGAGAAGGCGCTGCACGAAAAGGCCAAGCGCGAGATGGCCGAGATTAAACTGGCCAAGCTGAAAAACCAGATGCACGATGCTGCCGATGTGGAATTCGTAATGACAAACATGCTCGTCACCTTTCGGAACCGAATCCTCGCAATCCCTGACAAAGTGGCCCCGAAAGTGCTCGGGGTCAAAAATTTGTCCGAGATCAGCGACATCATCAGCACCGAGCTTCACGAAGCGCTGACGGAGCTCAGCGAATACGACCCGGCGCTCTTTGTGGGAGGGGGTGAAGATGCAGAAGACGATACAGTTGTTTCGGAAGATCCTGAAGGCGGTGGCACCGCCGCCGAAGCTGACGGTGAGTGAGTGGGCCGACCGGCACAGGAAGCTTTCTAGGGAAACGTCAGCAGAACCTGGCCAGTGGCGGACGGACAGGGCGCCATATCAGCGCGAGATCATGGACAGCATTTCGGATCCGCGCATTGAAAAGGTCGTCGTCATGTCTAGCTCGCAGGTCGGCAAAAGCGAAATCATCAACAACACTATTGGATACTACATCGACGTCGACCCGTGCCCAATGCTCCTGATTCAGCCGACGATCGAGACCGCCGAGGACTATTCGAAGCGCCGGATCGCGCCAATGATTCGTGACACGGAAGTGCTGGCAGCCAAAGTCTCGGATTCAAAGACGCGGGACTCGAACAACACGATCCTGATGAAGTCGTTTCCCGGCGGCTTTCTGGCGATAGGCGGCGCAAACAGCCCGGCGGGCTTGGCCAGCCGTCCGATCCGCGTGTTGCTGTGCGACGAAGTGGATCGGTATCCGGCAAGCGCCGGCAGTGAGGGCGACCCGATCGCGCTGGCAGAAAAACGGACGATCACATTCTGGAACAGGAAGAAGATTTTCGTTTCGACACCAACTGTGAAAGGCGCTTCCCGAATCGAACAGGAGTACGAAATGGGGACACAGGAAAAATGGTGCATCCAGTGCCCAAACTGCAGAGAATTTCACCCCATCGTCCTCCGCGACATTCGATTCGATCATGAGATACACGAAGCGGGTAACAGAAAAATATATCAGGTTCACGACGTCTGGTGGCGCTGCCCGTCTTGTTTCCACGAAGCAGACGAATATACGATGAAGCGGCAGCCGGCCAAGTGGATCGCCGACAACCCTGTTGCGATCGAGAACGGTGTGCGCAGCTTCTGGCTCAACGCTTTTGTTTCGCCGTGGTTTTCATGGCGGGAGATCGTTCAGCAGTTCCTGGAATCGAAAGACGATCCGGAGCAATTCAAGGTTTTTACGAACACCGTGCTCGGCGAGACGTGGGAAGACCGCGGCGAGCAGATGGAAGAAGACGTCCTTCTCAAGCGGCGCGAACCTTATCCGGCCGACCTGCCGGATGGCGTCCTGCTTCTCACGGCCGGAGTCGACACCCAGGACGACCGGTTGGAATATGAGATCGTCGGATGGGGGCACGGGCATGAGAGCTGGGGCATTGAATACGGTGTTATCGTCGGCAGGCCTGATGATCCGCAAACCCTGCAGCAGCTGGACGATGTGCTGAACCGCGTTTACCGGTTTGCGGACGGGAAGGGGTTGAAAGTGGCCTGCACCTGCATCGACTCAGGCGGCCACTACACCACCGAAATCTACAAGTACGCCAAGCGGAACGAGCATCGACGGGTGCTCGCCGTTAAGGGTCAAGGCGGACCCGGGATCCCGCTGATTCACAGGCTCACGCGCAAGAACAAGGAAAACGCGCTCGTGGTGATTCTGGGTGTCGATGACGGGAAAAGCCGGATTTATTCCGCCCTGCGAGTGCAGGAACCCGGCCCGAAATATTGCCACTTTCCAGACGATGAAAGCCGCGGGTACGACCGCTATTACTTCCAAGGCCTCCTGTCGGAGAAACTGGTGGCGCGGAAGAAGAACGGCGTAACGCGGTACGTCTGGGAAAAAATTTCGACCAGCGCGCGCAACGAGGCGCTGGACGCCCGGAACTATGCGCTCGCGGCAAAGGAGATCCTGAACCCGAATTACGACGCGCTTGAGCAGCGGCTCAAGGGGGCGGAAGAGGCAAGCAAACCGACCGCACCGAAGTCAAAGGCGGCGGCAATCAAGCGCCTCGTCAAAAAATCGAATGTCTGGTAGGTGTTGGCCGTGAGACGTGAGGATATTATCGCTCGGCTGGAGAGGGTGAAGCAGCGCCTCGAAATGTACTATCAGGCCGAAGCCGCGATCCTGAACGGCGCCCAGGAATACCGCATTGGCAGTCGGTCGCTTAAACGCGGCGACCTGCAAAACATTCGGGAGGAAATAGCCGCGCTTGAAAAGCAGCGGGATCAGCTGGAGACGGCGCTGGCCACTTGTGCGAACCCCAACCGAAGAAAAGCATTCCGGATTCTGTACCGGGATTTGTAACGCAGAAAGGTGTCAGGGCATGAAAATTCAGAACCTGATCGAATACAAGAGCAATAAAGAAGGCAGGCACACTCCAAAATATGTGCTGGATGAGGTGATAGAAAGCATAGAGGACATTGCTGATGTGATTATCGTTGTCAGAACTAAAAAAGGCACACTTGAAGTAAGCCATAACTATCAAAATGAATTTCAGATAATCGGCATGCTTGAAGTGGCCAAAACCTTTTTATCGTTGAACGTTGAAGAGCATTGAAAGGGGTGATGTGACTTGTGAACTTCATCGACAAAACCATAGCTTGGTTGGATCCGCAAAGAGCCTTGAAGCGCGAAGTCGCGCGCGCAAGGCTTTCTTTGTTGCGCCGCTTCACGAACAGCGGGTATTCGCACAGCGGAGCCAGCCGCCGGAAGAAATCCATGCAGGGATGGGACAGCTCGAGCCGTAGCCCGCAAGAGGACATCGGCAGCAACCTGCGTTTACTCCGGGAACGGTCCAGGGACCTGTACATGTCCGGCGGTATTGCAACCGGGGCGATCAAGAAAAACCAGTCCAACATCATCGGTTCCGGGCTCACGCTGAAATGCCAACTCAATTACCGGATGCTTGGTCTCACGCCAGAGCAGGCGAAGGAGTGGGAGGAGCGCACCGAATTCGAATTCAACCTGTGGGCGCTCTCCAAGATCGACAACACGGGACTGCTGGACTTTTATGACACCCAGCGGGTCATGCTGACCGGTTGGCTACTGAACGGCGACTCGCTCGCCGTGGTGAAGTACGCGGACGCTCCGGAGCGTCTCAATCCGTACCGGCTTCGGCTCCATTTGATCGAGGCCGACAGGCTATGCAACCCGGAATCCACTTCCGGTTACTCACCACTCCTGAGCCTCGACGGTTACGACTTCACCAGCTATCAGGAACTGCCGAACGGAGGAGCCATCCGGAACGGCGTGGAGACAGATGCCAACGGGAAGGTCGTTGCGTACTGGATCTGTAACAAATACCCGAACAGTTTGCTTCCGATAAACCGGCCGACGGAGTGGGTCCGGGTAGAGGCGAATAACAGGGTAACCGGACTGCCGAACGTCCTTTTTGTCATGGATCCGGAGCGCGCGGAGCAATATCGCGGAGTGCCGTATCTCGCTCCGGTGATCGAGCAGATCAAGCAGCTGAATCGGTACACGGAGGCGGAGATCGCGGCGGCGATTGTCAACAGCTTTTTCACGGCGTTCATCACGACGAGCGGCCAGACCAACGACATCCCGTTCACCGATTCCATCCCGGAGGATCAGCAAGTGAACCTGCCGGTCGAGGAGCGTCTGGCCAGCTACGAAATGGGGCCTGGCACGATTAACGTCCTCGGTCAAGGCGAAGACGTAAAGTTCGGCGACCCGAAGCATCCGACGGCCGGCTTCGAAACCTTCACAAAGGCGATGGCCCAGCTGGCCGGCGCATCGCTGGACATGCCTTACGAGGTGCTGCTGGGAGTGTTCAACTCCAGTTACAGCGCGAGCCGCGCCGCTCTGCTTCAGGCATGGCGGGCGTTTCGGGATCGTCGCGACTGGTTCGCCTATGGATTCTGTCAGCCGGTTTACGAGATGTGGCTGTTTGAGGCCGTGGCCACGGGGCGGATTCAGGCGCCCGGTTTTTTGAACGATCCCGTGCGACGGAAACTGTGGAGTTCCGCGATTTGGATCGGGCCGAGCCCCGGTCAAATCGATCCGATCAAGGAGGTCCAGGCGGCCGCGCTGCGGATTAAGTACAAGTTCTCCACCCACGAGCGCGAAACGATGGAGTTGACCGGAATGGACTACGACAACAACGTGGACGTACTGCGTCGTGAGTACGAGGCGGCACGAGATTTGCCTGGCGGAGAGCCGAACCTTGGCGAAGGAGGTGAGAACCGAAATGCCGACCAGAATTGATATCAGGGGCTACATCGTTTCGAACGACGACCAGTGGATTTATGATTGGCTCGAGCTCGAATCCACATCGCCGGCCCAAGTGATGCGCGCATTGGAGGAAGCCGGCGGGGATGATTTGGAGGTTTACATCAACTCCCCGGGCGGCGACGTCTATACGGGGTCCGAAATTTACACGGCACTGAAAGAGTACCGGGGGAATGTGACTGTGAAAATCACCGGCATTGCCGCCTCCGCCGCGTCGATTATCGCGATGGCCGGCAAAAAGGTGATGATCAGCCCGACCGCCCAGATCATGATCCATAACGTATCGTCGGTCAGCATTGGCGACTATCGCGCCCATGCGCACGAGTCGGATGTGCTCAAGAACTGGAACAAATCCATTGCCAACGCCTACCGGCTCAAAAGCGGTTTGAGTGAAAGCGAACTCCTTAAGCTGATGAATCAGGAAACGTGGCTCACCGCCCAGGAGGCGCTGGATAAGGGGTTTGTTGACGAGATCATGTTCGATGAGGAAGGCACGCTTAGATTTGCCGCTTCCGCCCAGGTATTGCCGCGGCAAGTCATCGACAAGATTCGCAACGAATTGCTGAAAAAGAAAGGAGAAGTGAACAACGTGAACGGGAATCAACTGAACCAAACGCCGGCCGCGCAATCGCCCGCGGCACAGACTGTTCAAAACGTTGTTTCGGCTCCGCAAGCGGTAGCCGGTGCGTCGCAGCCGGCCGCCGGGACGCCGGCCGTTGATCCGGTCGCCCAGGAACGCGAACGGCTGCGGGCGATCGATGAGATCGCTGCAAACATCGATCCGGAGCTGGTCAAAGAAGCGAAGTACGGCCCCAATCCGATGACGGCCGAAGAGCTTGCTTTTCGGGCGATGAAGGAAGGCAAAATCATCAATTCCGGGCTGTTCGATGCCGCCGTAGCTGCTAACAAGGCCGCGGGGACCGACGGCGTGCAGGCCAGCGCCCTGTCGCAAAACTCCGAAAAGGAGTACGACCTCAACAACCTTAAAGACGTGAACGCCATCTTCGCCGCATTCGCGGCTACTTCGCAGGCCCACCGGCCGCAGAACATTAGAAGGGGGTAATCGACCATGGCAAACGTTTCGACGGAGTTTGGTAGCGTGGAAAGCCGCACGCTTTTCGCCGGCACGGAAGTCGCCGCGTTGACATCCTCGGTGACGCTCGCCGGCGGTCAGGGTGTTCTCAAAAAGGGCGCAGTTCTCGGGAAGGTGACCGCAGACGGGAAATACAAGCTCGTCGACAAGAACGCAGCGGACGGCAGCCAGGTCGCCTCTGTTGTGCTGGCTGAAGACGTGGATACCTCGGCCGGGGATCAACCGGCTGTCGTGTACACCCAGGGCATTTTCAACTACGATGTCCTGTACGTGGCCGCCGGTGACACGGTCGAGGCTCACAAAGAGGAGCTGCGCGCCGGCAATATCTACTACAAGACCGATTTCTGATAAGGGGTGGGACTGAATGAAAATCAGACAAAGTGTTGTCGCGAATCACATCCGCAATCGTTTCACGCGTCCCGTAAACGCGGCATCCGTGCAAGGCGGCGACGTCAACATCTACACGCCGCAGTCCACGGCACGGCCGGTTGTCAAACGGATGCCGGTCACCACGTTCCTGCGGGACACGTTTTTTCCGGGATTTCAAACGTTCCCGACGAAACATGTGCTGATGGACTTCTACAAAAACCGTCAGAAAGTTGCGCCGTTTGTTGCGGAAGGAAGCCGGCCGGTGAACGTCCGCCGCGAAGGGTATCAAACCAAAATCTACGAGGCGCCGTTCATCAATCTCTCCAGGCCGTTTGACGTAAGCCACCTGCAAACTCGTCTGCCCGGTGAGAGCGTGTTTGACAGCGGGATCACCCCGGCAGATCGGGCGCTCGCGATCATGCAAAACGACTACAACGAGCTCGACGACATGGTCGTCCGCCGCGAGGAGCTCATGATCGCCGAACTGCTGCAGTCCGGCGTCGTAACGGTGACCGGGTATGTGGACGATTCGGCCACGCAGGTGAGGACGGACACGATCGACTTCGGATTCGAAAACGAGATCGACCTGACCGGGTCGCAGCAATGGAATCAATCCGGTGCTGATCCTTACGCCGACTTGGAGGCGGCCGCCAACCTGGTACGGCAAGGCGGGTACAATCCGGAAGTGGTTGTCCTTGGCGAGGAAGCGGCGCGCTGGCTGCTGCAAAACGAAAAGATCCTGAAGCTGCTCGATGTTCGGAACGCGTTCCTCGGCGAAATCAATCCGCAGCTGAACCTGCAGAACGGCAACGGGTACGCTTATCTCGGCCGGCTGGCTGGCCTCGGTCTCGATCTGTATCAGTACCTTGCATGGTACTACGATGAGACGACGGACACTCTCAAGCCGTACATCGAGCCGAACAAGGTGATCATCGGCGCCCGGGATCTCGGTGAAATGCTGTATGGCGCGATCACGATGATTCCGGAGGACAGCATCAACTTCGTCACGATCGAGGCACCGCGGGCGGCAAAAGTGACGGTCAACCGCGAGACTGACACCAAATCGTTGATCCTGAAGTCCAGGCCGGTTCCGAAGCCGTTCGACCTGGCATCCTGGGCCGTGATCAATACAATCGAGGAATGAGGTGACCGGGCATGAAATACCGGGTTTTGCGCGGTTTTGTCCGGCATAACGGAGCCCTTTTCCGGAAGGGCTCCGTTTTTGATGCCGACGAGGCAGATGTGCGCGCGCTCATTCGCAAGGGGGTTGTTGCCCCGGCTGAAACCAAGGCCGCCAAGTCGGATCGTATGGATCCCGAGGATCGGACTGATACGGACGGCGGACATCCCGGCACGAACGAGGACCGCTTGCCGGCGTTTGACGCTGGCGAACTGATCGTTGAGGCAGACGAGGCCCCGCCGAAGAGATCCGGGAGAAAAGCAAAATGAATTTCAAAGATTACGCCGCCGCTGATCTCGACAACGCTTTTTTCAACCCGTCCGAATTCTGCGAAACTGCCGTCATTGACGGCAAGGAAATGCTCGTCATGATCGATAACGAGCGGTTGCAGGAACGGGCCGCAAGGGAATACGGCGGCGTGACAACCGGTATGCTCCTTTACTTCGTTCGGGCTTCGGAATACGGGCAGCCGCCACGAGTGGGCGCCGCACAGAAGTTCAATAACAAACTGTACTACGTCGACTCTGTGACCGAAACGTCGGGCATCTACGAAATCCTTCTCAACCAAAACCGAGGTGAGTAGCATGGCGAGTCGAATCGTGATCGATGCCTCACAGCTTAACAAAATCATCAAGGGTCTGGAAGGATTCGAAAAGCAGATGCCCGGCGCTTTCGTGTCGGCCGTGAACAGGACGTTGGACTTCGTTTACACACGCACGGGGCGTATTACTACCAAGCATTACAACGTGAAGACGCGGGAAATCAAGGAATCGATGAAAAAGTATAAAGCTACGTTCAGCCGGCCGCGGGCGTGGATTCAGATCCGCAGCCGCAGATACACGCTTGCCCGTTTCCTGCCCGGCGGTCTGGGGTCAACGACGAAGGTGGCCAGGGTCAAGATCAAAAAGTCCGCCGGCTACAAGCGAGTCGGCGGAAAGCCCGGCGCCTTCGTGCAGAGAATCCCGGACGGCAACACCCATGTTTTCCGTCGCCGTCGAAATACCAGATACCCGATTGACGTGCTGCGGACGATTTCGCCGACGCAGATGGTCCAGAATCTGAACGTCATGGATGAGATTCAGACCCTTGCCAATCAGAAGCTGGCCGAACGGATTGATCACGAAATCCAGTACCGGCTGAGGAAGGTGAGGGGTAAATGATCGACAACACCATTCTGGAAGCCATCAAGTCGTTTTGCGAGCAGCACGTCAGCCCGAAGATCAAGCTGATGGCACCCAACGACGATGACGTCCGGGAATACCGGTTGATGCACCCCAACGTGTTCATTGGCTGGCTGCCGCCGAACCAGCTGGACGATGTGCCGCTGCAGTTCCCGGACGGGTTCAAAAGCGCAATTCCGGCCATGGTCATCGGAATGGATGAAGGAGAAGACGACGGAAATGACGCGGGGATTAATATCCGCATCACATTCGTTGTTTACAATCCTGGCCTGTACCCGGAGCCTGGCGTCCTGATTCCGGATTTCAAAGGTTACCGGGATCTGCTCAATCTGATTTTCATTTGCCGGCAGCAGCTCGCTACCAAATTTATCGTCGGGGAGGGCCTGACATCGGCACAGCGTCCTTTCCGGTGGGGGATGTACCAGCAGCAACCGGTTGGATATTGGGTTGGATGGCTGACATTCCGAGCGACGGCGGCAATCCTGCCATATCTCAATCCGCCTGATGACATCTTGGAATGATGAAAGGATGTGAAGGAGTTGCCCTACAAACACGGTGTTTATGGCGTTCAGGTTCCGACGACCGATGTTCTTCCGCCCAGCGGAGTCGGGACGCTTCCCGTTTACATCGGCACGGCGCCGGTTCAGCAGCTTGCCGATCCGGCCGCAGCGATCAATGTGCCGATTCTGATCAATAGTTTCGAGGATGCAAAAGAGAAAATCGGCTACTCTGACGACTGGGCGACGTTCACGCTTTGCGAAGCGGTTTACGCCCACTTCAAGAACCGGATTCAGCCGATCGGTCCCATTATCGTGATCAACGTGATGGACCCGGAAGTACATTCGTCGCCGGCATCCGTTTCCGTGCCGATCGTCAATGGCGTCGGTTATCTCGATCAACCGGCCGTTCTGGATTCGATCGAGATCGCCGGGAAGGTCAAGGGAACCGACTACACGGCGGAGTATGCGCCCGACGGGCGGGTGAAAATCACCGCGCTGACATCGCTGGACAATCCGTCGGACGTCACGTTCAACAAGATGGACGTTTCCGAGGTGCAGCCGGCGGACGTCATTGGCGGCAACACGGACGACGTGCGGACGGGTATCGCTGCCGTCGATCTGGTCTACCAAACGCTCAACCAGATCCCGACGCTCCTTGCGGCCCCCGGGTGGTCGCATATTAAGGAGATCAAAGAGGCGCTCGTCGCAAAGGCGCAGCAAATCAACGGGCACTGGGATGCGATCGTCATCGCGGACCTCAGCAGCGGCAGCGAAGCCGACACGATTCAAAAGGCCATCGCGTGGAAAGCGGCCAACGGGTACACGGACGTTTCGCTGAAAGTCGGATGGCCGAAGGTAACATCGGCAGGGCGTACGTTCTGGGCGTCGACCCTGATCGCGGTCCGGATGCAGCAGACTGATTTTGCCAATGACAACGTGCCGTACGTGTCGCCCAGTAACAAACAGGTGGACATTTCCGGTACGGTGCTTGAGAGCGGTGCTCCTATCGTTTTCGACGAGCTCCAGGCGAACGAGCTGAACCAACACGGCATTACGACATTCACGTTCCGGGGTGGCATCTGGGTTGTCTGGGGGCCGCATAACGCCAACTATGAATACGGCGGACCGGAGATCGATCCGAAAAACGTGTTCGACGCTTCCATTCGGATGATGCGGTACATCACCAACTCGTTCCAACAGCGCTACATGTCTCTCATCGACGGCCCGCTTAATCGGAGCGTCGTCGACACAATTTTGAACGACGCCGGCGCCTGGCTGAACAGTTTGGTCGCGGACGGGAAGCTGCTTTCCGGTGAGATCCGGTTCAACGAGACGAGCAACCCGACGAGCTCGATCGTCGAGGGTGACTTCGTCTTTGACATCCGGACGACGACCACGCCGGTGGCCAAGTCGCTGACTTTCGTGGTGCAGTACACGACGGCCGGCCTTAGCACACTGTTCGGAGGTGAAAGCTGATGTCAAAAATCATGAATAAAACCGTCCGATACCGTCTCAAGGCAACGGACCAGAACGGAAATCTGGTGCTCATCGATGACTCTTCCGACCTGCAGCTCCCCGCGATCGAAAAGATGACCGACACGATCAGTGGCGCCGGGATCATGGGCGAAATCGACATGCCGGCCTACGGCCAGATTGGGAGTATGCCGTTCACGATCAACACCAGGGCCGATAACCCGCAATATGCCGTTTTGTCACGGCCGGGAGAAATCAAATTCGAAGTCGTGTGGGTTGTCGATGTGTTCGACTCTAATCAGGCCAAGGTCGGCATTCAGCAACACAAGGTGTTCATGACCGGGTTCAACAAGACCTATGATCCCGGAAAAATTGAGGTTAACGCGGGGGCGGACGGATCGTGCGAGTTCGAAATCTACTACCTCCGCAAGCTCGTCGATGGCAAGGAAGTGCTGCTTATTGACAAATTCAATTTCGTGTACAAGGTCAATGGCGTGGATTACATGTCCGCGCTGAACGCAGCTCTCCAGTGATGGGGAGCTGCACCATTTTTCAGGAGGGGGAAACCATCGTGCCTAAACTGATTTTGACCAAACCCGTGGATATCAACGGCGAGAAGGTTTCGGAGCTGCCGTACAACTTCGAAGATATGACCGCACGCGACAAGGCCGAAGCGACGAAGGCGTACAAGAAGGCCGGAAACGTGGTGCAGGTTCAGGAACTTGATCCTGACTATCACCTTTTCTTGTTTGCCGCAGCTGTTCGCAAAGCAAATCCATCGATCGAAATTGAGGATGTCCTGCGGATCAGTGCGAAAGACGCCGCCAGAGCCGAATCCCTTGTGAGGGATTTTTTCTTCGTGAATTCGGAGGATTCCTCACCGACGAATACATCGACGGATGCATAACCCAGCTCGTTTTCAACCGCTTTGCATCGCGAACTGAATGTCTCAGCATGAGCCTGACCGAATTGGTCAGGTTTTTTGAGTCTTTGGCGGATGAAGCTGAACGTCAGAGGAAGGAGGTAGAGCGAGCCCGTGGCAAACAAGCGTGAACTTGAGGCGCTGATTGTCCTGGCCGGGAAAATTGACCCGTCCCTTCGAAGCGCTCTTCAGGAAGCGGCGAAGAAGACGGATGCGGTTACCAAACAGGCCGGCCTCTTTGGCAAGATCGCTACCCGTTCGTTTGATTTGGCCAAAAAGGCTGTGGCGATCGGCGCCGCAGGTATGGGTGCGGCGATGGTGGCGGTCGGAAAAGCGGGCCTCGACCTCGCCTCCGATTTGACTGAAGTGCAGAACGTTGTTGATGTCACGTTCGGCGACAATGCGGAGCAAATAAATCAGTGGGCGAAGTCGGCGTTAACTGCTTATGGACTTTCTGAGCTTTCGGCCAAGCAGTACGCCGGCACGCTCGGTGCTCTGTTGAAGAGCTCCGGAGTGTCGAACAAGCACCTGGTGACCATGTCGGAAAACCTGGCTGCGCTCGCCGGCGACTTTGCTTCTTTCTACAATCTGAAACCTGAAGAAGCATTCGAGAAGATCAGGGCCGGAATCTCCGGTGAAACCGAGCCGCTCAAGGCGCTTGGCATCAACATGAGCGTGGCCAATCTTGAAGCGTATGCCCTGTCGAAAGGCATCACCACGGCCTACGAGAAGATGGATCAGGCCACTCAGGTGATACTCCGATACAATTACCTGCTTGAAGTAAGCAAAGATGCTCAGAATGACTTTCAGCGGACACAAGACAGCTATGCAAACCAGCAACGGCTCTTCCAAGAGAGTTTTAAGCAACTGTCGGCAACCATTATGAAGGCCGCGCTTCCGGCGTTTACGGCTTTATTTCAACGTGGCAACCAGCTCATCGCCAATTTTGCGAACAGTCCCGAGAAAGTCGAGGCATTGCAGAACCGAATCGCTAGCCTGGCGGACAAAATCATCAAATTCATTCCAACAGCCGTTCAATTGGCTGGCCAGTTCGGTTCGGCGTTGCTAAGTGTTTTCGATTCCGCAATGAAGGTTTTCCAATTTATCCAAAACAACTGGCCGGTTATACGACCTATCATACTTGGAATCGTCGGAGCAATGGCCGTATGGAAAACCTCCATGGCTGTGATGGAAACATATAAGGCATTGACCACGACAGCTACTAATGTAACGAAGGGGCTTAAAGTCGCTTTTGACATGCTCAGAATTTCCAAACTGAAAGATGCGGCCGCGACATTGTACCTTCAAGGCTTGTATGCGAAGGATGCAATTGTAAAAGGCGTAAGCACGGCAGCGACGTGGACCTGGACTGCGGCGACAAAGGCAGCAAGGATCGGAACATTAGCTGCAGCAGCTGCTCAGTGGGCTCTCAATTCGGCAATCTTGGCCAACCCGATGACGTGGGTCATTGCCGGTGTGGTGGCGGCTATCGGGGTACTGATAGCAGGCATTTATATGCTTTGGAAGCACTGGGATCAAGTCAGTTCGTGGATCGTCGGACTCTGGCAGAATCATGTATGGCCGTTTTTCCAGTCACTGGGTAGCTGGTTTAGCAACCTGTGGTCCGGTATTGGTGATGGATTCAAGGGATTTGTAAATGCCATTATCAGCGGCATCAACGTCCTGATCCGCGGGTTAAACAAAATCAATTTTGAAATTCCCGACTGGGTGCCTGGCATTGGGGGAAAAAGTTTCGGGATTAACATCCCGGAAATCCCGACGTTCGCCCAGGGCGGGTTCACAAATCAGCCATCGATCTTCGGTGAGGCCGGATGGGAGGCGGCTATCCCACTCAAACGGACGCCGCGAAGCCTCAGCTTGCTCAATCAGACGGCGCGCGCACTCGGCGTCGATACCGTCGGCGGCGGAGGACCACAGTTTATTTTTGCTCCGGTCATCAATGGCGGCAGCGCAGAGTCGATCATGTCCGATCTCAGATCGCTTGGAGAAGATATGTTCGCTCAATTTGAGCGCTGGTGGGAAATGAAGAGGAGGGAGCGGTTTGGCTAAGGGCTACCTCTACACAGCGCTGGCCGGGGACACGTTCGACAGCATTGCCCTGGATTTCTACAACGACGAGTCCCTTTCCTCGGTCATCATTCAGGCCAACCTGCAGTACCGGGACGTTCTCGTTTTTGAGGGCGGCGAAGTGCTCCAGATCCCGATCATCGAAGCGCCGGCTGCCGCCACTCTCCCACCGTGGAAGAGGGATTCGGGATGAACATCATCTATAACGGAACGGACATTACGTCATCGGTGCATCCCGTCGCGATTCAGATCACAGACAACGCCGGCGGGAAGCCGGACAGCCTTTCGGTCGTCTTTTCGGACTCCGATGGCGTCTGGTCGAAGTGGCGGCCTGCGAAGAACGATACCATTCAGATCCGGGAAAACGGATTTGACACCGGCGTCATGTACGTCGATCAGCTCGTGCAGACAGCTGGCCGGTTCGGCATCATGGCGCTTTCCATTCCGCAGGAGAGCAAGACGGCACGATCGCAGGGATGGGAGAACGTCCGGTTCCTGGAATTCGCAACGCAGATCGCGTCCCGGTACGGGTTCATGCTTCGCGCCTATGACGTGGTAAATCATTTGTATGAGCGCGTGGACCAGCGCGAGGAACCGGACTTCGCATTTCTGGCGTATCGGTGCCAGCTGGAAGGGTACGCTCTGAAAATCAATAACCGGACGGTTGTCATATACGATGAGGCCAAACAGGAGCAGCAGGCCGTTGATCCGAAGCTCGCCGTCATCCGCGAGGGCGACATCAACGGCGAATTCGAATTTGTCGACAAATCCACGGACATCTACGAAAAATGCGTCGTTCGCAGTCTGACCCCCGGCGGGTACATCGAGGGTGAGTTTCAGGCCCCCGGGGTACGTGGGCCAACGCTCAAGCGAAACGACTACGCCACGAGCCAGGCGGAGGCCATCCGGTGGGCCCGAGGCATCCTGCGGAGCCTTAACAAGTACATGGTGACCGGGATGCTGACAATTAACCTGAACACCAATTACGCCGCAGGGACCGTCGTCGCTGTACAGGATATCGGCATGTTCGACGGCAAGTACATCATCGACCGGCTGGTTCACGATCTGCTGAACAACCGGTCGAAACTGTGGCTGCGGCGGCCGCTGGAGGGATATTGATGGTGCGGAAAGGGGTCGTCAGCTCGGTGGATTTGGCGAACAGAAAAGCCCGGGTGACGTTTCAGGACACGGACAACGTCGTGACTGCGGACATTCCATATGCCCAGCATGTTTCGCCTCAAGTCAACGACGTGGCTGTCGTCGCCCTCTTTTCGCCGAACTTGGCCAACGGCATGATTATCGCGGTGCGGAGGGAGGGATGATCCGTGCCAATAGCGTCGTTCGCCAAAAAAGTGTTTCAGGTCAGCTCGAGCAGGATATACACCATCAGCAGCCTGAGCTGGTCTGGAAGCCTTGAAACGGAATCGCAGGAAAAATTAAAAAGCAAGCCCAGCACCTACATCAAGGGCGAGGCGCTCGATACGCTGAGCGTTGAGGTTGTGCTGAGGCGAGATTTCAAAGTCGACGTCCGAAAGGAGATCGAGGCGTGGCAGGCCATCAAATCAAAGGCCACGCCCGATTATTTCATCCTCGGGACGAAGCCGATCGGCAAAAACAAATGGCTCCTGAAGTCGGTCGGGGTGAGCGAAACCCAGATCGACGGTAAGGGAAACATCGTTCGGGCGAAGTTGCAGCTGGATTTCGAGGAGTACGTCCGCGCCGGAAAGCCGCAGGACAAAACAAAAAATGTTGCGAAAGGCGTAAGCCTCAATCTGACGCCAAGTTCTTATATTACCAACCCACCGAATAAAGCGGAGAATAAACGGAGCAATCCGAATGCGGTCAGCTCCTTGCATACTTCCGTTGAGGTATCGAGTTATTCGCCGGGGGTGAAGTGAGTGCTGGTCAAAATCAACAGTGCTGAGCCTCCCAAAATCGATTGGGGCGCCTCCGGCGTTGCTGAGATCGCTCAGAACGTTTTCACATTGATAAACACGCTGCAGTATGAAGTTGCATATGACCGGACGCTCGGAATCAAGCGCGATTTCGTGGACATGCCGGAGCAGGAGGCTGCGGCGTTCGTAACGGCTCAAATCTATTCTGTCATCGATGAACGCGAACCGCGAGCGGCGGTGCAGGAAGTGAATTATCTTGGCATGGCGGAGGATGGCACTTTGATATTTGAGGTGGTGGTCGATATATGACCGAGCCGATTCAATTTGTCGATGCGGATGCGCAGCGCATCGAGAATGAACTCATTGAGGGTTTCCAACAGGCGACCGGCATTGTTTTGTACCCGGGCGATCCACGTCGCATCTTCCTGCTTCAGATGCTGCCGATCATCGTCGGCCTGAAGAACGAGATCAACTATGCCGCGAATTCGAACCTGCTTCCGTTCGCGTTTGGCGACACCCTGGACGCTCTCGGTGCATTGCTCGGCGTGGAAAGACTTCCGGCACAACCGGCGAGAGTCACCATGAGGTTCACGCTTTCGTCCATTCAGCTCAACCCGGTCATCGTGCCGAAAGGGACCCGGGTCACACCGGACGGTGTTGCCTATTTTGCGACCGTTGAAGACCTGACCATTCCCGCCGGCGATACGTACGGAGACGTGGAAGCGGAGTCGACGGAGGGCGGCGCCAAGTTCAACGGATTCGTCCCCGGCCAGATTTCTATCATCGTTGATCCGATCCCTTACGTGGCGAGCGCCGCCAACATCGACACCAGCTCCGGCGGGACGGACCAGGAGTCTGATGAGGCATATCGTGAGCGGCAGCGGTTGGCACCGTCGTCGTTCAGCACGGCTGGCCCGGAGAATGGATACATCTTCCACGCGAAATCTGCGGACGTGGGCATCGCGGATGTGGCGGTGACATCGCAGGCTCCGTCCGAGGTCAATATCTACGTGCTGATGAAAGGTGGAGGGCTTCCGGACCAAAGCGTGTTGGACAAAGTGGCTGCAGCTGTCAACGCGAAAGACGTCCGTCCGCTCACGGACCTGGTCACCGTTTTGGCCCCCGGCGTCGTGAATTACGACATCGAACTGACGTATTACATCAGCTCGGATCGCCAGACCGAAGTTTCAACCATCCGGGCGGCGATCGAGGACGCCGGCGGTGCCGTGGACCAGTATGTCGAATGGCAGGAATCCAGGCTCGGACGAGCTATCACGCCGGACGACCTGCTCGCCCGAATGTATGCGGCCGGCGCCCATCGGATCGTCATGACGTCGCCCGTGTATCAGGAGATCCAGCCGCATGAGGTCGCAAAGCTCGGCACCAAAACGATTACTTACGGGGGGCTGATTTGATGCGTATCCGTGACGTTGATGTTCTGGCCCTTCAGACGAAATTCATGCAACAGGACGTCGACGTGCAGGGGTTCAGCGCTGCCCTCACGCCGCAGTTCCGGAAGCTAGCGGAGGAGGCGAGGAAGGTTGCGATCTACTCCCGTATCAACGATCTTCCCGAGGAGGTGCTGGACGTTCTGGCCTGGCAGTTTTCGGTCGATTGGTACGACCCGGACGCCGATCTGCCGACCAAAAGGAATGCCATCAAAGAGGCGATCGAAATTCACAGGATTAAAGGAACACCGGCTGCGGTGCAGCGGGTCGTCGAAATTTACTTCGGCGACGGCGAGGTAGAAGAATGGTTCCAGTACGGCGGCCAGCCCGGATACTTCCGGGTGAAGACAAGCAACCAAGAAGCCACAAACGAAAAGGCTGCACTCTTCGCAAAAGCAGTAAACGCCGTAAAAAGGCTCAGCGCCCACCTGGAGGCAGTCATCCTCATCACGTCGGATGATCTGAACTTGTACATTGGTGGCGTATTGCATATGGTCGAAAAAATGACAGTGAAGCAGGTGATCTAATGGGAGCTTTTGGCGGACTCATCATCACAAATAAAGGCATCGCGCTCCAGGCGAAGGTACAGGCTGGGGCGGAACTGCATTTTACCCGGATTGGTGTCGGAGACGGCACACTCGGTGGCCAGTCTATTCCGACCCTGACCAATCTGATCAGTGAAAAGATGTCGCTCGACATCACCAAGTTGAAAGTTTTGGGCGGCGGGAAAGCGGTGGTCGGCGGAGTCCTTTCGAACCTAGGCATCACCACCGGTTTTTATTTCCGAGAGATCGGCGTGTTCGCTATGGATCCGGACGAGGGGGAAATCCTCTATTGTTACGGAAACGCCGGATCAGGAGCCGAATACATCCCGCCCGGCGGCGGCCCGGACGTGATCGAAAAACAGATCGATATCGTGACGATCATCGGGAACGCGTCGAACGTGTCGGCCGAAATTCCCAGCGCAGTGTACGCTACGGTCGATCAGCTGGAGGCGCATATAAATGCCACCACCGGCGTCCACGGCGCCACGTCTGTAGCTGATCCAAACACGCTCGTCCAACGCGACGCAGCGGGGCGATTTAAGGCGGCGGCGCCGGTTGCGGCGGACGACGTGGCGCGGAAGGCGGAAGTGGATGCCCACGCCAGCCGCACCGACAACCCACACGCTGTCACAAAAGCACAAGTCGGTCTCGGCAGCGTGGATAACTACCCGACCGCATCGCAAGCCGAAGCGGAGGCAGGAACGGCCGCGAACAGGTTTATGACGCCGCAACGGACGAAGCAGTACGTGGATACCAGGTTACAAAACGGCCTTACGCTTCGGGAGCACAACGGGACCGTGGAAAGATGGAATCAGCAGAAAGGGGAGTGGGAGCCGGTGGCAGCGGTTTTCCCGGTCGGTCGGCTACGCGGGGCGACTTTGAGCCTAACCAGTGAACAAAACAATGCATATTATACGGTTCTCGATATTTCGGGGGTCAGTGGGCGCCTCGAATTTGTACAGGCCCAAGTCTCGAACAACGGCCCCGGCCATGTCTTTTACATGAGGGTCACGGTTGACGGAAAATCGGACGAATTTTCTGCTCAATCCAACACGACGGCGAACATGTCTCTTAATTACTTGGTTCGTCCATATGGAGGCGCCAACAACCTAGTCGGCGACGTCTCAGATCCTATTTATTTTCAAAATTCGGTAAAAGTCGAGATCAAGAAAACAGGCGCCGCGCTTAGTGCGACGGTACGCTACAGGCTCGCTGCGGGCACACCATGACGGAGGGGAAGGGTATGGCAATCACGACCAAAATTATCGAAGAAAACGGGAAGCAGTATCGTGTGACTGAAGATCCGGAAACAGGCCTTTATATCAAAGAATGCCTTGACGAGGGAATCCCGCCGATGCCGGAACCTGATCCGCTCTCCGACCCCATAACCCAGTTGCAGCTGGCAGTGGCCGAGCTCGCGGAAGCAATCGAAGCAGACAAGACCGCCATCCACCTCGCCCTCGCCGAGCTGGCCGAGATAATCGCGGGAGGTGACGAGTGACGTGGCAAAAATCTACTACGATTTGATCAAAAAGGGTCTGCGCACCATTGACGACGTGCCGCTGCGGTGGCGCGCCGAGGTGCAGGCCATGCTGGATGGGGATACCGCCGAATGAGGCGGTTTTATTTTTGACCTCAGAAAGGGGGATGTGGATGGACTGGACCGCTGTAATCGCGGCCGCCGCGGCCATCAGCGGCATCGTGCTCGGCTGGCTCGGCCGGTCCCGGACCGTGCGGCAGGACGGGGCGAAGGACGGCGAGCTGCGTGCCAGCGTGAACTATATCCGGCAGGCGGTGGACGACATGCGCGTGGAAATCCGCCTCATGCGGCAGGACTACGCTGACTTGGTGGAGCGCGTCGCCCGGGTGGAGGAAAGCGCGAAATCTGCACATCGCCGGATTGACCGGCTGGAGGGGAGGGGTGACGGATGAATGGAAAGGTGAAAAAATGGCTCGCGGCCGCTACCATCCGCGCGGTCCGGACGGCGGCGCAGGCAGCCATCGGCGCCATCGGCGCGGCGACGGTGTTTTCCGAAGTGGACTGGCGGGTGGTTGGCGGGACGGTGCTCTTGGCTACGATCATGAGCTATCTGACGAGCCTTGCGGGTCTGCCGGAGGTGTCGGAAGATGGCAAAACTGAAACCAGCTGACTTCATTGCCGTCGTCGCCCCAGTCGCTGTCCAGCTTCGCCTTGAAGGATCGCCGATCTTTGCGAGCCTCCGGATCGCGCAGGCGGCGCATGAGACCGGATGGAACATCCACAGCTGGAATAACCTCGTCGGGCTGAAAGTCGGCAGCGGGAAGCCGAATCAATACTGGGACGGCTCCAGCGTGCGCACCGGCACCTGGGAAGTGATCAACGGCTACCGGGTGGACACAACGGCCAACTGGCGGGCGTATCGGTCGATCGAGGATTGCTTCCGGGATCAGGATCTGCTATTCCAGTCTTCCCGTTACGCCCGCGTCCGGGCCGCAAAAACGCCGGATGAGCAGGCGGACATGCTGCAGGCCTGCGGGTATGCGACCGATCCGCAATACGCGGCGAAGCTAAAAAACATCATGCGGACATACGGTCTCAGCCGTTATGACAAGGAGGTGGAACGGGTGCTGCAGGAACTGCAGAAGAAAATTACCGCGCTGGAGAAGAAGGTGGCCGAGCTCGAGAAAAAGCAGGAGCCCATCCCTGCCCCGGCATGGTTTGTGCGGGAGTTCGGCAGCGCGGACCTGGGCGGCCTCATCAACGACCCGGACGGAAAGAAGCTGCCGGAAACGTGGGAAGCGATCGCGCTGGCGGCGCGGATGGCTGGAATCGGAAAGAAGTGAAAATCCCCGCCTGGCCGTGTGGCTGGGCGGGGTTAAAAATTTTTACTTTCTCGTTCTTTTCTCGCGCTTCTGGTACCATAAATAAAAACGGCTACCAAACCAACTAAGCCAGCACCACTTAAAAGTGTGCCGCTGACTTGATAACCTTTAATTATGACAATTGTTCCTGAAATTATTACAGTTAGTCCTAATAAAAATGCAAAAATAACACCTAACAAGCTGTCTCTTGCTCGGCTTCTTACTACAATATCTTCTAACTTCCTTCGATGTTCCGATTGTTCTTCGGCCATTCTCAAAATTCTTTCAGCAGAACCAGGGTGAATCATTTCGTATTTTTCGAATGTTACGGGATCTGGGAGAGGACCGGAGTGATGATATGAAACAGCAACTTCTCGTCGGGCGGCAATAGCCTGCTGTTGGGGAATTTTAGCAGGTTTATCCTTTTTGCTCAATCATATTCCCCCACTTGTTCAAAGCAGAAGAAATGTCATCACCTGTTGCAACCCAGTCTGAATAAATGGCTTTGAAGTCAGCTTCTTCTGGACTTCTGGATTCATTATAAACGGTCAATGTAGCACCCATATCAAGCACGGCTGCCATACCCAACAAAAAACTTGGAGTGGCATATAAAAAAGTGGTTCTACTCACAATTCCCACCCCCTCTTTGTACTGTAGATAATAACCAACGTGTCGCAGGAAGTCAATTGTTTTCACGACTTTTCACGAACGTTTTATTTAGTGCTTCAAAAATGATTCCTGATGTGGTGGTTTTCTTGCACGAACGAGCCAAGGAACCATATGATTATGATTATAAGAACAACTGTTCGTAATAAGGTGATTAGTCATGACCCCAATCTACGGCGTTCCAACGTGCGAATGCCGTACCAACATGCGCCCCCGCTGGAGCCGGGACGGCGGCCGCGAGTGTTCGTTTGCACGCGGTGCGGGCGGCCGGTGCCAACGGATGCACTTGCACTAGTATATCCGTTCTGGTATGATGAAGCTGAGGTGACGCGCCATGCGCATTGCGTACTTGGATTACGTCATGCGCGGGAACCTCATCATCCCACTCATTTGGGCCACCGACCACGACCTGTTTTTCCATTTGGTCGATGAGGTCGAGGCCGGGCGGTACGTGATGAAGAATGTCCCGCGCCGGCGTAGAAAACGTGCGTGAAAAGGGAAGAGGCACCCGCGGCCTCGGGTGCCCCTCGGAGTGTCACCTCCCTTTGGCTTGTTGGCGGGTGTACTTTTCGTACGCCCGCCTTTCTTCTGCCGTCAGGCGGTGGCGGTTCTCGATCTCTTCCAGCCTCCGCTGATATTCATCCTGGGTGATCCGCCCGGTCACGAGTTGGTAGTGGAGCACCCGGACGAAGTGTTCGCGGCGCTGGAGTTTTTCGAGAGCCTGAAGGACCAACCTGTCCATCGTTTCGTTCACCTCCTTTCTACTTCGATTATATACTGGTACCAGTATATTGTCAAGCGTTTTTATACTTGTACCAGTATATTTTCTGTGGTAAAATGAGGCTATAAGGGAGATGGTTTCAATGGAAGAGAAAAAGGGGAAAGCGGCTACTCGGGCAAAAAACAAATACAACACGGCGCATTATGATCAAGTGAAGTTGTGGGTGCCCAAAGGTGATCGTGAACGGATCGACGAGGCGGCACGGCGAGCGGGGATGAGCAGAAACGCCTTTATTGTCCAGGCGATTGAAGAGATGATTAAAAG